GTCTCACGAACGATACCGGGGTCCGATAACGGAATGTTTTTGGCGTAGTCATAATGTCGTATTGAATTAGTACTATTACCAGGAAAACCCCTACCACTCAGACCAGTGAGAGCCTGAACTGAGGAGCCTGAAGGCATGGGTGTAATGAACCCTGGGACTCTCTTTGCGTTGTACCGCACTATGTACAATGGATGGAAGACGGTAGACTCGTTAGGGCCCGGTGGCACGGGAACTGATTGAGGCTGTTTAGCTGTCCATAGGATCGCCTAACTTTAGGGCCACCAGCCAAGAGGCTGCCGGTGGGGCGGAGACCCCCGTCTGGTATGACGTTAAGGAATGAGTATGACACGGCTTACTCACTTATGAATTACCCGTTGCTGGCTTTCGATAATAGTCTAGTAATTGTAGTAGTCTACACGGTTGCACATACGTTAGGGCATGCCACGGACCAAATCGGTTCAGCAACACTGAAGGCAAGGTGTTGCGGCCGTGTGCGGAGCTAACTGCGGGCTGGTCGCCCGAAGATTGCAAAACAAAACCCCTCTACGACCATGGCCACGAATTCACGTGCCATCGCCCCTAGCAATAGGGTTTTCAGTAGCTATGCTCAAATAGCCGGCAATTCCTGCTGTGGCGAAGGAATAGGAGAGACTCAAACCTTGGGGTCAAACCGAAATATGCGAAAGGAAACCGCGTCAGGAACAGACGTTAACGTTCAACCATGTCCCTCTTTGACGGACAGGCGTAGGAATCGCCCCCATTCCTCAGATCCGCCCGACATATACGGGGGCGTTACACCAAATTGGTGTAATGGGGTCAACCTAGCCGTACCCTTCACTTTGGGCATTAATTGTGAGAGAGAAGAGGAGAGCTGGAACGACGTCCAAAATAGGGTATCAGAGTGCTGTCCATACTGTGGTGACGGATGTGATAGATGCAATGAAGTTTACGAAACTAGGGAAGTTATAGATGGCCAATACAGGTCAGTAGTCAGGAGTGGTTCGATGAACACACAAGAATTAAATACTACCTCGTTAGACTCATGGAATGCACAAATCGTTCTTGATCCAGTCGTAATCTGCGATATACGCTTTACAGGTAAAACCAATACTAAGGCCAACAAGCATAAGAGCCTTAAATCGCAGGGTTATGACAAGAAAAGAAGTACTAGATGGCCCACGACACCCGGCATAGGTGGTTTCAAGGTCCGCAGTGCCAAGAGCTTGTTTGCTGCAGGATTAGTTAGTGGTGATGCCCAGACTATTTTATGGCATAAGAGAACGGATACCGCTATCTTACATATTTATTACTCCGGCGCTTTATTCGTACGTCAACTCCCAATCGGTACCTACACTCGTGATCAGATATTATCAACCGTTACGGACGAATCCAACCTCTTCGCACTATTCCTAGGCTGTTCAGTCATTCGTGACTCGATTACTCTCATAGAAAGGGAATATGTTTTTAGGATGGAAGGAAGGATTAGCGGCGGCGGTCGTACTGCAAAACAAAAGGCTGCCAGAGCCAACGCCCGTAAAGCAGCTACAGTAGTGGAAGAAAAGAAAGAGGAAGTCAAGGAGATTAAAGAAGTACCACCAGCCGTTATTAAAGTGGAAAGGCCAAAAGCAATCAAGGGACAAGGAGGTAATAAGAAAGGATTAGATGTTGGTAGAATATACAACAAGGCCCTAAGAGAAATTAACGAAGGCATAGCCAGAGAAGAAGCTAAGGCACCCGAATGGCCTGCTGACACTAAAACCCAATCAAGACTCGTCCAAAACTACATGTCGAATATGAGTGATGTTCTAAATAAGGAGGGTTACAGATCACGTGCTATACAGAATGGAAATGACATAGTTTATGAGCTAGTGCCTATTACTCGATCATTTACCCAAGATATCCTTCCAAGATATAGGACACCGGCCATAACGGACAATAATTGGTTGTGGTTACGAGAAGTAATATCAAAAGATCCTGAAGCAGGTTTTACCGCTATTAAGAATAGTGAAAGGGGAGTCGTTGAGTTCTTAAATGATGACGTTACCACTCCCGAAACTAAAGAAGAGCTTGTTGAAGAACCAGTCCCAGTACTTTTTAGAAGTCCCGAAGGAGAAGACATCCTATTCACATTTGCGGACCCAATAGAAGAAGAGATAGCACAGAGACCAGGTGATTTCGTGGATTATGAGATATCACCAAGCGGCGACGTATTTGTTAGGGATAGACTCAATGAAATACCGGACAGTTATAAAGGATGGCACATACGCTCCAACGATAGGGGTTTCTTCCTTTCGTCGAGCAAAAATCTTGCAGGAATCGGGCGAGACCGACAACCAATTAACCTGCCACGATTCACAAGCAACCAGCTCGAAAATATTCTTTTTGCTGACAAGATATATGTGTCAGGTATAAGTGATGCTCTTTTCGACGCCCTCTCCCAGATACCCGACCACGGTTTTACAAGCTCGGAACTATTACAGGGCTTCGTTAACGGGGGAAGAATGGGTAATTATACAGGTAAAGGCTGGACTAATAGCCCTCAAATACCAGTTAACAGATCAGATGCTATTTCGTGGCTACACGATAAATTGTACCCAGCAGGTTCAAAGGAATTCGAAGATTGGACGTCTCAGAAATTTTCCGAAACCGGGGAACAGATGTTGTCAGTCATCATCGCCGGGGGTGCTGTACTCGCTGGTTCAGACCCAATTATTAGTGTTACAGATGATGAAGGGACATTCCTATTTGATGACTCAGGGCTCCCTGGAGGAGGTAAGATATCAACAATATACGGAGAAGACGGATGGGAAGAAGATAATGAATCACTTAGGGATTCGTCAATCTTCTTACCTAAAGCCTTTCCACATAATGATTTACGCAAGATGACCACCACTAACATGTCTTACTACCCCGGGATAATTAGCGGTACCCGTATCGTTACAGACCCTCGCCTCCAGCGAATAGTGGCCGGCAGCTTCCCAGGTGACTTTGTTGAGCATTACACCCACGAGCTCATGGCAGAATCTTCATATAATGGTGCGTTTCCTCGCTCGGTAGAAAACGTCGATGGTACTTATGTCAGTCCTCAGTACCAAATTACTGTTTTTAGACACGGTTACATGTCAGCCACATATACTAACGCGGCCAACAGAGGTGCCACCTATGAGCCCGTTCTTCTTATGCCGCGCGCGATTATGCCTCTACAGGCTATGACGCTAAATCCAAAATACCAATCATTAGGGGCGATCACGCAAACAGGCGATATAGCTAATATCACATCCGCTAATCGCAACTATATGTCATCGAACTTAGGTACACTTTTACAGTTTACAACATGGATGCGCGATAGAAATTTAGCGTTGTCTGATCTTAAATTTGACACCACGTTTATGTGGCTCAGAATACTTAAGTACCTAGCCATTCACACCCCTAGCGGTAGAGGAATTGGTAGAGGAGCCAATTTCCTTTCCGTTGCCAACACCGACTACGTAGACAATATGCACTTTTTAGATATGGAAGCAGTTGGACATATATACGAGGCAGGGCGTTATGCAAATGACGTCGAAATGCTCATTTTGAATATTGACGATTTCAACGCAAATAAAGCGCTCGTTCTAGCTCAACATCCATCCTTCCTTAACTCCACTGCGCGCACTTTGTTCTTACAGACATCAATCGGCTCGGGTGATATACTCGCTAATTATTCAGCGCTCGATTACGTCCTACTTATTGCTGGCTTAATGGGCACGGACCACATAATGGAATATACGTACTCCTTTTCGACCAGGGCAAACAGGTGGACCCAAAACATAGGAGGAAATGTAACAGGCACTGCATTCGATACGAGCGCTATCTTCGTCGAGAGATACCCACCACTTAAATTGCTCATCCTCACACCAACGGCTCCAGGCCAGATTAGTGGCTTGCGTACCGGTGCTTTCAATGCAGGTCTCATCCCGAATACAGATTTAATAGTACAAAACACAGGTGCAGTGATGGCCGTTACCGATGTTAACCAATTCCTTGCTTCTTACCACGATGAGATGACATGGTTGTCAAAATTGAACGCCATCCACCAACTTGCCCAAAGACTGGGAGTTGGTAAAGATTTAACCAGAGCCCACCATTTCTTTGCACACAATATGTCAATATCGCCGGCTACATCATTCATCCAATACCACAATATAAATACCGGAGCTAAAGCCAATGCATGGGGGGCCGATGACCCAACACAATTCTATCCTTTAAGAACATCTGCTGCGACCTTATATGATACACCTGCAGGTCCTTCTAATTCATTCAGGGTCGATGTTGCCGATGCGAACAATACCTTTTACTTCCTTGATGGAGAGGCAAAGTGTACTCTATCTGTACCTCAGGAGTCTAACATGGAGTTCCTGCTCATAGCTGGTATTTGTGTAGCCCAGGCACAAACGTTACCTAAACCAATCCCATCGACACTAGATGCATGGTACGACAGGCTTTGGTCACCAACGATTACCACTACACTGTATGCAACGGCCTGTGATGTTCTAAACTTACCAGAAACAGCAGCAAATCTCAGACAAGAAAATGTCCAATTCCCAAGGTTATACCAGACGATGTTCGAGGAAGAAGCCGATGGTTTAAGCAAAATGTCTAAACTAGTAGCCTCATATTACAACACCATCACGGCCATTGACGCAGAAGACTATCAAGTCACCACTTTCACATGGAGACCGCTCCAATTCTCAGTTCTCCCGGTGCACGCTGGTTCAGACATATCATACGATCTAAATATGGCCTGGGTCAGTCCACTACATGCCTACATAACCTGTGAAAGGCTCCCGTTGTTTGCAGGTATTGTTACAAATCCCTCAAAATATCATTATTCAATGCCTTACATCAAGGAAGAAGGTGACTTCGTCCGTGCCACCACTCAAGATGGGCGCGGAATATTACAAACATACGTGCAATCGACAAATAAGAGGAGATTATTTAAGGCGTGGGAAGCTGATAGCAAAATAAGCGTCACAATATGTAGTGTAGCGTTAGCCAACCAAGGCCCGGCTCGTATTCTCGATCTTGTCCATGAATCAGTCGGTATTGCATATGCAACTAGAGCTCTTGATATCATGGTGTATCCAACGTTCGGTAGGTGCGCAACCATAGATTCTGACGCCGTAAACCAAAATGTGCCTTTCATGCTTCCAGTCAGAAACATTCTCACTTACAACGTAAGACTCCAGCAATATACCGCTGTGGCGCTCCCAGCAGGTATACAGACTCAGATTGTTGGTATGCCAATGAGTGTTATTAGTATAAGAGGTGCCTGTAGAGGTGCCGTCAGAGAAGATAACGGATTCCAGGTCCTTGAAGACAACGATGCGACTTTCGATGCCATCATGAACCAATTGCTTACCCCTGGTCAATCAGGAAGAGTAACAGACTCACTCTCAATCGTGAAGGATAACACGATGTCAAATCCACCAGCACCTCAACCAGGAAGCGCCGCTGCATCAGGCGCCAGAGATGAATGATGGATGAACTAGAAATATTCATCAAGGAGGTAAGTGACACCTTCAGAGAAAAGTTTTATAAACAAGTCACCACAAGACAGTTATTTTCTAGGGTTAACGGCTGGTCTGAGGAACGAATGAAAACCCTAGCCAAAATGCCCGACAACCCAGCCCAAATCTCAGAATTAGACATAGATATTATCGGCACCACTTATTTTCCATACTCAACACTGGTCAAGTTTTCAGCCTTTAGAGACACACCTTTGACATTTACCTATGATAGAATCAATAAGGTTAAAGATCAACCTCCGATGTCAGGAGACTACCAGCCAGAACAAGTATCACAGATTAAATATAAGACAAAGAAGAGTGAGGAGAATATACGGCTATTGCGGCTTGAAGAGGTATTAACACCGACCATTGAAATTAAATTACTCAAACTTTTAGGTGAAGCTAACGACCATAGATATACGGAATTGGAGATTATGGGAATGATAGGACTAATGCATATAATTAATAGTCCCGAAAGGTTCATGACAGAAGTTTGGCAAGAAATTAGGAAATCGGATAACGGCGTAACCCTTAGGAAAAGACTTAAAGTATGGGGGTTAAGCATTAAAAGATGGCCTGACTATTGGTCACAAAGATACAACTGCGGAATAGAAAAGTTGATCGAGACAGAGACGGTTTTAGGTTATTTAATCGAAGATTCATTACAGGCATATCATCTTGAATTAATAGATAAGATGCTTGCTGATACTTTCGTTTATTATGATCAAGATTACGACACATTTGTTATAGATGTCAAAAGGTCTCTTAAGGATGGTTTCGAAGATGGTGAAGTACATGATATACCTGACTTTACCCTTAGAGAATACCTCAATAATTGGAACAACTGGACTACCTCAGGAAGTGCAAATGAATATAGAGCAACCGTTGAGACCCAAGACGGAGATACGCAAAAGCTGAGGATAAACAAGTCAGCTTTACCACTCTTCACAACGCTTGAGGAGGTTCTTGCCAATAATGACAGTTCTGCGGGGATTGTTATTAAGGCAGAAGTTGGAAAGAATAGACTGGCATACAGTGCACCCACACGCGTTACATTAGTTGGGAAATACTTATTAGACAAATATGATGCATATGGCCAGAGCGCAAAGACAACAGCTAACTATATATCTTATACATCGGAACAGCGCCTACAGCTAGCCTACAAACTGATCTCGCTTAAACCCCAGATCGGTATGATAACGGCGGATATTGAAGAAAATGACATTAACCATAACACTTATTTAGATGTCCTATTATTTTACTGGAAATTCCAGAGTGTCATTACTTCGCCAGAGGACCGCTCACTTCTTCTTCTCTTTCTCCGGGATAGGCTAATGAGTATAGTACGGGTTAATACTAAGCAGCTCGAGAGTGTGGACTACATTATGAAGTCACCCATCCTTAAAGTAGAGGGTGAGTTCACATACTTCTATGGTTTCGCTGGAATCCTGTCGGGTCTTCCCGATACATATACAATGAATTCTTTTGTTAACTATTCAACTGACAGACTGGCTACTTTGGCAGCCATTAGATTGGTAGCGGAGCTTGAGGCACCACCCCTTCAACCAGTCTTTGATCCAATAGTTGGGGGTGATGACGAAACAGTTCCTTGTACCTCAATAAGAACAGCAGCCCTGACCTTTGAATTTAAAAGTTCAATATATCTCCCAGTCAACTCAGAAAAGTCGTACCTCAGTTATACCACTTGTGAATTCTTTCGCATAATGTACATCAGAGGTAGCAGAAGACAAGGGTACCCATCACGTATTATTCACAGTATTATATCGAATAACCCAGCTAAATCACAAGAGATAGACATTGTTACATCAATTAAAGCTTTTTGGTCCAACTGTTCACAGGTACACAGAAGAGGAGGAGATCTCGATGCTCTCAAGGGTTGGTGTTACCGCTACGCTCATGCCAAGAATATCGATAGGAGAGTAGTCTCGATACCTACTGAACACGGAGGGTGTGGTGTACCACTCGATCCTTCCCTATTTTCCAGCCATGTCATCCCAGGGGTTCCTAGATTCAAGATGATATTCCGGAAATACCAGACTAATAAGAAGTGGTTCAATGATATAATGGTGCAATTGAGAGTTGCAAACATCCCGGGTGTATCGGATAGTTATTTTAACGATATGTTGACAGGGGTGAGGGACGCTGATGCAAGGAAAGATAGCCGCAATACGTACAAGGAACAAGTTGCAAAGTGGAAAAAGGATTTCACTATTGTCCAGCAAAGGACTGTTCCGCTAATCCCAAGCAACCTTACAAGTTCGATGGAATCAATAGAGAACTATTGGAATTCTCAGTCGGCACCAGGAGCTGTTCTCGACGCTATCCTTATGGCGGTCTCGCAGAACAATGAGCATAAAGATAAATATTATAAAATAAGGAGCGAATATCAACTGTTCTCCGATATTCTAAACAGAGGGCTATTCAGACGGTTCAAAGATAAGATTAATACGCTTACGGAATTAGGTTTATTATTCGTTTCTCAGAACTTTCAGAATACGAAAAGCGCGTACGTGGTCCAGTCCCTCCTGAACGGTACGTTGTCGCTATCCAGCCCGGTTGATTGGTCTTTCCCGGCGGATATGACCTTTATTTATCAAAATATCGGTCTTAATGTACTTGGACCTGTCACAATACGAACTCCCGCAGAGTTCGTCTGGTTCTGTGACTATATCAGGTACGCTTGTGCTAGGGGCTTCCTCCCTTACCTATCTTGGTCTACCAGCTGGTGATCAGTAGGTTAAATGGTTGGCGCACTTAACCGTGGAGTGACGTCCACGCGCATGCAGTTACTGTGTATGAGGTTCTGAGGGCCGGTTCCCCTCCAGTTCATACAACCATGGTAAAGTCTCCGTAAGGAGCACCCACCACCCAACGAACGATGCTAGGG